AAGCAATGTTAGAAAACCCAATACCCCAATTAAACCCGATGAGTGGTGTTGATGAAGAGGCAATCAGGGAATTACGTGGACCTTCAGTTAGAGAATCAGTTAGAGAACCAGCGTACAGTGAAGACGATGAAATAGATATGTTTGAAAACGCAGTGAAAAAACCTGAGATTAAAAAAAGAAGAATGGTAACCGAAAATACTAACCAAATGCCGGTTAACGTCGATGAAAGTTATTTAAGAAAACTAATCGCCTCTGAAATTTCAAAAGCTTTACCAAAAATAATTGAAAACTATTTCGAATCACGTTTGGTTAAAGAAAATGTACAATTTAAGGCTGGGAGCACAGTTTTTTCAGGAAATGTTATGCCAATGCCTAGATTAAAAAGAAAACAATAACAATTAAACTAAAAACAAACAACATGACAACTAAAGGATGTGGTTGCAAAGGCAACAAAGGTACTCCAAAAGGTAAAAAGTAACCTTTACAAAAACCAAAAAAAGCCCCACTATTATGTGGGGTTTTTTATTGCATAAAATTAAATAAAACATATATGAAAGATAAAGTAAAAGTATTAGTAATTTGTTCAGACCGTTCAGGTGTGGCGAAGTTTAGGTCATTAGATCCACATTTAAGATTACAAGAAATGTATCCAGACGATTTTTTTGTGGATATCATAACAGCAGGTATTGATAGTATTAACTGGGATGATGATAACTATTTAAAACAGTTTAATATTGTTCATTTTCACAGAACAATTACCGATGTTGTAAATGGTCAATTACAACCTGTTTATGGTGAAAACGCAAAAAGAATTTTTGATAAACTTAAAAAATTCGGAATTATTTCGGTTATGGATATTGACGATTATTGGATGCCGTCAATTGACCACCCAGCATACCCAATGTTAAAGCAAGCAAAATTAGATGAACTTATTAAAAGTAATTTCCCGTTAGTTGACTATGTAACAACAACAACTAAAATTTTTGCCGAAGAAATTAAACGGTACAACAAAAATGTTATTATACTACCAAACGCAATTAATCCAGAAGAACCACAATTCCAAAAGAAAGAAGTTAAAAGTGATAAGAAACTTCGTATTGGTTGGTTAGGTGGTAGTTCCCATTTGGAAGATTTACGATTAATGAGACAAGGTTTAAATATTTGGATGAACTCTGATGAGGCAAAAGATACACAATTAGTGATTTGTGGTTTTGATACCCGTGGTAGCATGACAGAAACAAACTCACAAACAGGAGAGCAAAGAACCAGAAAAATCTTACCCCATGAAAGTGTTTGGGCTCGTTATGAAGAAGTTTTCACCGATGATTATAAAATCCTAAGTCCAGAATATAAAAAACAACTTTTAAAATATTCTCAAGAAGAAGGCTTTAACGACATTAACGAAGCTTACCGTAGAGTTTGGACAAAACCGATTACAACTTATGCATCAAATTACAATTCTTTTGATGTTTCTTTAGCACCATTAAAAGAACATATGTTTAATAAAGTAAAATCACAGTTAAAAGTTATTGAAGCTGGGTTCCATAAGAAAGCGTTGATAGCACAAAATTACGGTCCTTATACTATAGATTTAGTTAATGTTATGGAATTTGGTGGTAAAATTAATGAAAAAGGCAACGCAATCTTAATTGATTCTAAGAAAAATCATAGTGATTGGTTAAAGGCGATAAAATTTTTGCATAAAAATCCGGAATTAATTGAAATTATGGGAGAAAATTTATATCTTTGTGTCAAGGAAAAATATCATATTGATGTGGTAACGAAAAATCGTCATTATTTCTATTTGTCAATTGTTAACGATAATAGAGATAGAATAGATGAAACGATAAAAAATATAAATAATTAATAGTTTAGGTAACAATAACTAAGTTATAAATATTTATATAATATGGATATTATTATATACACACTAAGTGATGGTAAAGAAATTAGGTACGTTGGTAAAACAAAAAATATAGAAAAAAGATATAAAGAACACATTAGAGAATCTAAACAAATTAAAACATATAAAGAAAGATGGGTAAACAGTGTATTACGCAATGGAGGTACTATTTTTATCGAAAGTTTAGAAATAGTTGATGAAAGTTTAGCTAATGAATCTGAAATTTTTTGGATAAATCAATTAAAATACTGGGGGTTTAATTTGGTTAATACTACTAAAGGTGGTGACGGAGGTTCCCCAATGTTAGGTAAAAACCATAATGAGGAAACTAAGAAAAAAATGAGTGAAACTCATAAAGGTAAAACTGTTATAATTTTAGAAGAAACTAAGAAAAAGATATCTGAAAAACTAAAAGGTAGAATTTTGTATAAAATGACAGAAGAAATTAAAAAAAAGATATCTGAAAAACTAAAAGGTAGAAAAACACCTTGGATGGAAAAACCTTTATCGGAAGAAACTAAGAAAAAAATCAGTGAATCAAAAAAAGGCAAAATAACATGGATGAAAGGTAGGCACCACACAAAAGAAAGTAAAAAAATTTTATCAGAAAAAAATAAAAACTATAAACACACTCAAGACGCTAAAAATAAAATTTCAGAAAAACAAAAAATTAAATGGATAATTAAAACCCCAAATAATGATTTATTAGAATTTTTTGGTTATGATTCATTTAAAGAGTATGTAATTAAAAATTCATTAGATGTTAGTGTAGAAACATTAAAATCATACGGTAAAAATAAAGGTTGGGTTATTGAAAATAAAATAAAATTAAATAATTAATAAAAAAAAACAATGCAATTTAACATTGAAAAATTACTTTTTTTTGACATCGAAAGTGTAAGTCAGTATGAATTTTTAAAAGACTTACCTGAAGAAGATTTAAAACAATGGTTATCTTATTATGATAACTTTAGAGAACGTGTAACTGATGAAAGTAAAATACCCAAGGAAGATGATTATCGTGGTAAAGTTGAGAAGAACTACATAAAAGATTTACACAATGAAGTTTACAGACAAACAGCTGCGTTCTTTCCTGAATTTGGCAAAGTTGCCTGTGTTTCTATGGCTTTTGTAACTAAAGATGGTAACGTTAAATTTGAATCTTTTTGTGGTCAAAATGAAGTTGAAGTTTTAATGAACACTCGTAAAATATTTGACAAAGTAGAAAGCTTAGGTTTTGAACTCTGTGGTCAAAATATTAAAAACTTTGATATCCCGTTTTTGGCAAAAAGATTTGTTATTAACGGATTAAAACCACCAAAACTTTTCCCAACACACAACACAAAACCTTGGGAATTAAAAGTTTTAGACACAAGAGACGTTTGGAATTTTGGTGGCAGGAGTATTGGTTCTTTAGATTTGATTTGCAGTGTTTTAAAAGTTGATTCACCTAAAAACGGTGAAGTCAAAGGTGATAGTGTAACCAGTAATTTTTGGGAGGGTAAATACGAAGAAATTAAAACGTATTGCCAAAAAGACGTTAAAGCTTTAGTTGATATAATAACAAAATTCAATAATTTAAAATGACAGACGATTTACAGAATTACATTAAAGAATTAATTCATTTAAAAAAATTAGGTTTAATTTCTAACGATGAGTTAAACGAGTTAGACGAACTTTTAGTTATGTCTAAAAAATTAGAATCAGCAGGTTTTGATGAGTATAAAGATGTTAATAAAACAGAAATTAAATTTGTTAATACTTCAGAAAATCCCGACCCTATTTGGGCTAAAGACGGTGACTCTGGTTTCGATTTAAGGGCAAACCTACCTGATGGTGTAAAAGAAATAACTTTACTACCACTTGAAAGAATGTTAATACCCACAGGACTTTATTTTGAGTTGCCTATGGGATACGAACTTCAGGTTAGACCAAGAAGTGGTCACTCACTTAAAACTGGTTTAATGGCAATTTTAGGCACTGTAGATACGGGTTATCGTGGAGAGGTTAAAGTTATCATGGTTAACTTAAATAAAGAACCACAAAAAATAGAACAAGGTGAAAGAATAGCACAAGGTGTTGTTACTTCTAGAGTTAGTAATGACTTTGGTAAAATGATTAAATTAAATTCTATAAAGGAACTTTCAGAAACTGAACGTGGTTCTGGGGGTTTTGGATCAACTGGTAAAAATTAAAAATATGACACACTATAGACCACTACCTAGTTACCTAACGATAAAACCTTCAACAATAGACGGACTTGGTTTATTTACAAATATCGATATTGATAATAATTTTATCATAGGTGTAACCCATGTAAAAGACCCAAGATTTGAAGATGGTTATATTAGAACACCTCTTGGTGCGTTTATTAACCATTCTGATACACCTAATAGCGAATTTTATGAAGATGGTGATTTTATTAAATTAAAAACAATTAGAGAAATTAAAGAAGGTGAAGAGTTAACTTCAAAATATACATTATATAACCCAATAAAAGAATAATATGTCAGTAGTAGCAGTAAAAGTTTATAAAGATAAAATTGTAATTGGTGCCGATTCAGTACTTATAAATGACACAGTACAAGAAAAAGATAGAAAAGCTAAGCTTTTTCAAAACGATTTTATGTGCGTGGGTGATGTCGGAGAAGCTCAAGAAGGAGCGTTATTCCGAATATATACAAAAACAAGAAAACCTAGGGAATCTAGTGTTGACGCGATAACAGAATTTCTTTTCGAATTTTATCAATGGAAAAAAGAAAAAACTGAAAGTACTGAATTAGTAAATTATTATATAATTGTTTTTGAAAATAAGGCATTTTTAGTTGAAGGCTTTTATGTCAAAGAAATTGTGGATTATATGGCTATAGGTGCTGGAAATTCGTTCGCACTTGCGGCACTTTACTTGAATCATGATGTATATGACGCAATAAGTGTTGCTTGTGAATTATCAACACTATGTGAACCCCCTATTAATATTATAGAAGTACCTATTAAATCCGTTAAATAATCATTAACATTTTGGTCATATTTAATTCTAATTAATTTAATATTGTTTTTTAAACAATATTGATTTTTAATTTCATCATGTTTTTTGGTTTTTTTAAAATTTTTTTTATCATAATCCCAGATAAATGGCTTAAAATGTTGTTCACCATCATACTCAATACACATATTGTATTCTGGTAAATAAAAATCAAACGGGAGGGGTTTAATATTTCTACAATCAATAAATCTATATTGTGATATATATTTAATATTTTTTTCTTCTAAAAAATATTTAACCTTTAACTCACCCTTTGATGTACTACAAAATTTACAGCCTTTCCCTTTAAAATGATTTAAAGGGATCTGTTCGAACTCACCATGAATTGGGCATATAATTTTAACTTTTGTACTATAATTTTTATACTCAACTAAACAATAATCATATTTATTATTGTGAATTTTTATTGATTTATCGATAAATTCTTTAGTTGTAAGTTTATTTAATCCTGCACATTTTTTACATCCACATCCAGATAAATGACTGTGTGGTTCTTGTTCGAATTCACCATGAATAGGGCAAATAATTTTAACTTTTGTTCTATTATTTTTGTAATCCACTAAAGAATAATTATACTTGTCATTATGTATTTCTTTAGCCTTTTCTATAAAATTTTTAGTGTTAGATTTATCAGTTCCGCCACATTTACGACACCCTTTACCGTTTAAATGACCGACCGAAAATTGTTGAAACTCACCGTGTATTGGACATATTATTATAACTTTAGAACGAGCATTTTTGTAATCAACCAAAGAATAATCATATTTATCGCCATGTAGTTTTTTAGCTCTTTTTATAAATTCTTCTGTTGTTAATTTAACATTATTACAACATATTGGACATCCACCACCGCTTAAATGATTGGTAGAACTTTGCTCAAAAACCCCATGTTCTTTACATATAATTTTTATTTTACTATGCGAACCAACGTATTCAACCAAAGAATAATCATATTTATCACCATGAACATTCTTGGCATCTTCTATAAATTGTTCAGTTGTTTTTTTGGCCATTACTTTTAATAATTTCTTTATTTAATTCCTCATCAATAAAATTTCTGAATCTTTGACTCATATTAAACCCTTGTTTTTTACACATATTTTTATATCTACCATATTTTTCTTTCGATAGTCTAAATATTACTGTTTTATCTTTATTCATTTTGTATATACATTTATATATAAATATGTGTTTTTATTGAAAAAACTTTATTTATTAAAAAAAATTACATATATTCATAAAAAATAAAAAAATGGAAAATTTATACGATTACTACATTCACTACAACATTTATACTAAAGAATGGAAAGCTTTTTTAAGAAGTGAAAATTCAAAATATCTAAACGGTAAAGCTAAAGTTATTTCTGATAGCAGCCCTAATAACTTGGTTAAAAGAATCAAGGAACTTGAAAAAACATTATCTTAATGGTTACTGTTGTTTATTCCACCAGAAAACCAAACAAAGGGTTTCAAGATTATATTAAAAAAACCATTGGTTTAAAAGATTTTGAAATTTATGAAATAGTTAACAACGGTGAAAAGTCTTTAACACAATGTTATAACGAAGGTTTGGATAATGCAAAAAATAGCATTATCGTTTTTTGTCATGATGATATTCTTTTAAAAGAAGGTTGGGGTAAAAAAGTATTAAAACATTTTCAAAATACAGGTTACGGTATTTTGGGTATGGCAGGTACCACCGATATGGCCGAAACTGGTCGTTGGTGGGAAGACCAATCAAAAATGGTTGGTATTGTATCACACTCTCATGAAGGCAGAACCT